GCTTGTTGGTCTTTGGATAAACCGCCCATCTTATTTCTAAGCTGGTCCATTACATCTCTCATAGGTAACATTTCACCGTTGCTATCAGTAATAGATATTCCTAGTTTATCCATTTCGTCTTTCATTGCTTTTGTTGGTTTAGAAAGGTTGGTAAACATTGTTCTTAATGCTGTACCAGCTTTTTCGCCTTTTATCCCAGCATTAGACATCAAACCAATAGCTACGGATGTATCTTCCACTGTGTAACCTAATGCACCAGCCACTGGAGCAGCATATTTAAACGCCTCACCTAAACCACGTACATCAGTATTAGCTTTTGAACTCGTTTGAGCTAAAACGTCTGCAAAGTGGGTACTATCTTTAGCTTTCATACCAAATGCAGTTAAGTTGTCGGTTACAATATCAGACACGCTTGCCAAATCTTCACCAGATGCGGCAGCTAAATCCATTACACCACCAATACCTTTTAGCATATCTTTGGTGTCCCAACCTGCAAGTGCCATGTAGTTCATCGCTTCAGCAGATTCCGAAGCAGTGAATTTAGTATCTCGACCCATTTGAAGTGCTTTTGTTCTAAGTTGGTTAAATTCATCTCCAGTAGCACCAGATGTGGCTTTTACTTTACGCATGGTATCGTCGAAGTCTATACTTTTCTTCATCGCAGCGCCAAAACCTGCTGCAATTGGTGCAGTAATGTGTAAACTCATGTTACGCCCGACTGACTTCATTGAATCTCCTATGGATCTTATCTTAGGTCCTATTTCAGAAAATGCTTGCCCAAGTCTACCGACAGATGATTTACTTACTGCAATCATTTCTCTGTATTTGCCACGTGTTTGGTCGAGTTCGTTTTGTAAATAATTAAGATTGTCAGCTTGTCGACTATATTCCTGCCTTAATTGAGCAGCTTTTTTACTATTCACACCAGATGCTCTTGCTGCTTCTTGGTATTTTGCTTTCAACGCTGCAACGTTAGCTTTAGATTCTTTGACTGCTTGCGATAATTCTCTAGTTCTTAACTTATATGAATTTAAACTTTTTTCGGAATACTTAAAGTTGTTGTTAGATAGTTTTAAGTCAGCGTTTAATCCTTTAAAGCTACGTTTTATTTCCGAAATACTACGTTGAACGCCCATATCCTTCATAGATAGGTCAATCTGCAACCCTTTTATTCTTTCTGCCATCACTCCACCTCCTTACTTATAAAATGTATTACATGAACGCGTCGATCATACTGTTTGTTTTCTTGACGTTTTTCTTATTACTTTCGTCAACTAACTCCATGAAAAATGCAAAAGGCATATCTAAAATATCGTTAATATCCTTACCGCCTTCCTTCATCATTTGCAGCATGAGTTTCTTCATATTTTCTTTATGTTCTTTGTAAGAGATGGAATTTAAATGATTCTCGCTAGTTCCTTTTTTCTTTCTTCATCCATTTGACCTTGTGCAATAAATTGAATTTGTTGTTGTAATTCTTCTACTGCGTCTGGTGCGTGTAATCTGTCTAATAAGTCATCTTTTGTAAATTGGTTATTGTAGATATCAACCACCATGTCTAACATTTGGTCGATATTCTCTTGTGCAGAAGTGTTTTCGTCTGATGCACCGTCCATTAAATCAGCTGCATCATAGATTTTACGGAAAGGAATTTGTGTAGGTGTAATGAATGTATCGTATTTTGCGTTGCCTTCTGTATCTGTTACTGCGTTACCTTTTTTGTCTACTTGTACTAATTTAATAAAATTACGTTTAGCCATTTATAATTGCTCCTTTGATTTTTATTTGCAAATAAAAAGAGGACACGAAGTCCTCGATAATAGTTATTCTTCTAATTCTTTGATTAACGCTTTTCCACGTCTGTTGTTGCTTGTAGAAAGCTCTAATATACGATCGTGAGACACTTTTTTGTTTGCCGGTTTAGGATAAGTGCCTGTAGCCTCATAAAATTTATTCTTATCCTCTAAATCAATAAAATCGTGTAATACTTCATATTTCTTTTTAGCCATAATCAAACCTCCTGTAAGTTATGCGCCTAATTCTGATTCTGCATCGCTAGTTCCTTCTGAATTACTGCTTGGTGCAGATTCGCCGAAGATAGCTTCCCAGATAGCGTCTTTCATAACAGTTGTGCCTTTTGCATCGTGACCTAACAACATTGCTTTTTCTTCTTCAAAGCCTTTAACTTTAGCTTGCATAAATTCAGCTTTAGTAGAGTCAGAACTGAATTCTACGCCATCTTCTTTGGTATTACCTTCTAATTCAGGGAATGTGAATAATCCTTTAGGTAATCCAACATATTCACGTGAACCATCTTCCATAGTTTTCGCAAACATAACAGCTACATATGGTGGTGTATCGTTACCAACTGACACGATGCCATCCTCTGATTTTTCTAATCCGAACAATGCAACTCTGTCCTCTAATGGTAACTTGTGGAAACCAGCTTCTACTTCGATTGTTCCGTTAGCAACTGCCATTTCTGCAACTTGGTTATCACCATATGCTTTTTCGATGTCTTGATCTTTGGATACTGAAATTTCTTGTAAATATTTAATGCGTTCTGGATCAGCAACTTTTTGAACGCCACCTTCACCATGCACTTTATAATAAAATTCTGTTAACCCTGTAAATGAACGATAGTTTTTCTCTGCCATATTAAAACACTCCTATAAATTAAAATATTGTTTACCTTCAAACCGTTTAGCTTGTCGGTAGATATTGAATTCCTTGATATATTCGGGTTTCACGGAAGATGTTTCGCCAAATCCCAATACTTCCCACATCATTCTTTGCAATAAAAAAACGAGCCTATCTGATAGGACTCGTCCGTTTACTCCTTGTTTTTGTTTTACAAATACATCTATTTGATAAAAATATTCGTAAGTGAGATTATCATTATCACCAAAATCAGTAGGTGTAGGTGTATCTAATGGATCTATGACAATCACTACATCTTTAATTTCTTGTGCGTTTGGATAATCAAAGAATTTAATATTGTTCTTTTGAACATGATTCATAATTTCTTTGTTATCTATAATCGCGTCGTATATTTTCATTGTGATGTCATCCAATAAATTACACCCTCTTTCTCATTTCTTCTTTTACTGTTCTGAAATACGTTTCTCTGCCTTCACGCATAGCGTTTTCAATAACACCTTTACCAGCTGTATTAACCCACTTTCCAGAACGATCAAAGTGACCATATTCATTTAGGTGGATAATACGATAACGTTGTTTAGGACCTCGCCAATGAATTTTAACGGTCCTTACTCCTTTTATCGTCATCGGCTTTGAAAGTGTAGTTTCTTCTACTGATTCTCCAGTATCTTCAAAACTTTTCATATTACCTTTGATAATACTTACAACTTTATTGCCAGCTTTAGTTAGTGCAAAGTCAGTTATGCGTTTCATAGCAGATTTACCGTATTTCGTTTCTAAATAGGCGATTATTTCTTTATCACCTTTCAATGTCATAGTCATTCTTCTTCACCCACCACTTTGACATAGTTAGGCGACTTAGCAGGTGCTACATTTTTGACATTAAAAAACAACCCTGCATACATACCATTTTTTATCTCAAATACGTGTTTTGAGCTTGGTATAAATTGAGGTTGTGCATCTCTAATATTTAATGTAACTGACCTTTTACTAAGTTCTAAATTACCTAACTGTACATCTTTTTGTGTTGGTTCGTACATTCCAGCGAAACAACTGTATATTTCTTTTTGTTCATTCATTCCTGCTTCTGGACCATCATTCACAACTTCATAAAAAGTAACTCTGTAATCTAATTGGTTAAGGTTCATCGACTATCACCTCAATGTTATCCTTACGCCATTTAATCAAGCTACTTCTTAATGTCTGAACGAGCTTTACAGAAGATGCAGGTACTTCGAAAGTTTGTTCGTTGGAAGTAGTTGAACGGTTATCGTAGTGATGTGCTACAACATTCAATACTGCAAGGTTAAATAATCCGTTATTTTCATAAAAAGGTTGATCTTCTTCCCTTAAAGATACAGCTGTTTTAATTTCGTTAATCGCACCTGGTAAATACACTTCCATAATTAAGTCATCATCGAAATCATGGTCGACGCGTATCGCTTGTTTAATGGCTTCAACGTCATCTATTTTGAACATTGAAATCACCTACTTTACTTATGCTCCTAGATCCCCACTAGGTTCTGTTGCATCTTCAAACGTTACGAAGAAACCAGCATTTTTATCAGCCTGTTTCACATCGAAACGGAAAGCACCCATTAAGTATTTACCGTAGATTTCATTTTCAATCCATTGAACAGAAACGTCTGTACGGTCTGCAAATAACACACCACGTTTTACATCACCGATAAATGCTAGTGCATCTCCATTTTTACCTAACAAGTCATCACGCACAACTGTTACATTCATACCTAACACAGTATTACCTGCAGTGTTGATAATACTGTCTTGTAGTAAATAACGACCGTTACCATCTTTTAATGTATCAAGTTTTTGATAGAAACTTTGTGTACAGATGATTTGGCGGTCATAACCAGGATCTAATTTAACGTTGATAATTTCTTTTAAGTCGTCAACATTAGAAACACTAGTAGGATTGAATGCTTTTAAAACTTCACCAATACGTTCATTTAAAGTGTTGATTTTTTGTTCGTTAATATTTTCAGAAACAATAGCAGTTAAGTTAGCAACTGAATCATCTAATGCTTCTTGTGAAATCGGAATAGATCCACGATAAGTATCAACTTCCCAATTTATCGTTTCGAATTCTGGACGAGCTAACTCAGGGTTTTTCTCTAATTCAGCAACAGTGTTGAATTTAGCGTTAGCACGTTTTAAGATCGGATATTTCCCACTTGCAGTTGATACTGAAGTTTTTTGTACCAATTCTGATAAGTCTTGTACTGTTTTTACTTCTTTTTCAGGAATGTATTTAATATCCTCTGGGATTGTTACGCCAACGTCATCTGATTTAACGTTGTCACGTTTCGCTCCTTTAGATTTCATGTATTGCTCAAATGCTAGAACTTCTTCGTTTGTTTCTGGGTTTTGATTTAATTTCGCCATAGAACGTTTCGCTCCTTCTTTTTTGTTTTTCTCTTTTTCTAATTCTTCTGTTGGTTCTTCTACTTTTTCAATAGTAGGTGTTTCTCCAGATTTTTCATCTGGTTTTGGTGCATCATCAGGTTTTTCTTCATCTGAATTTCCTTCTGGTTCATCATCAGAAGGTTTGTTCTCTGGTTCTTCTCCAGAATTACCATCTTTGTTATCTTCAACTTCTGCGCCCTCATCTTTAGGTGGTTCATCTTGTTTAGGTGCTGATGCTTCAATTTCTTTTGAAAGCTGCTCTAATTCTTCAAACTCTTTTTTCTGAGCGTCAATGTCAGCTTTTAAGTTACGAGCAGTTTCGAGGTCGCCTTTTTCGACTGCTTCTTGCGCTTTAGAAATCAGATTAGCGATTTCTTTTTTGCGATCATCTAAATTAGCCATGTATAAGCCTCCTTATTAAATTTGGGTATAAAAATAGCCTTACGTTTCAAAACGTAGGCTTTCTAAATCCAATGCTATCTTCATTTGTTCCAACTGTTTGAATTTCTTTAAGTCCTTCGCACGTTGACCGACTTCAACCGATGTATCTTTGTAGGCTGGCAATGTAACAATGCTAACTTCAATCAGTTCATCGATTTTATTTATGGTTTGAACGTACTCATTATCTATGTTTTGCCATGTACGAGCCGTTGAGTCATTAGGCGGCAATGTGTAAAAGAAACTGCACTGATTAACGTTGCCTGCTTTAATATTCTCATAAATATCTCTGGCGTAAGATGTGTTAGGCAAGCGACACTTAAAGTACAAACCTTTTTCATCTACATTCAACTCAAGCGTTCCCGCCTGTGTGCGTCCTATAATGTAACTGAAATCATGATTGATTAAACATTTGACATCACTTACATCTACACCATCTAAGGCGTTAGGTGCTACAATTTCTCTGAACCCACCCAAGTCATCACTCATCGAATCAAAGATAATTGCATACCCTTCAATAACCATGTCTTGCTGTCCAGTGTCAACGTTACTATTCGCCATACTCATCACCTCCCTTAATGGAGTTCTTTTCGACTTCTTTGTCAATTTTAGATTTTTGGTAATTTTCTAATGTATTAAGAGGGGCTCTGTTAAGGTCAACCAATGGTTGTTCACCATGTTCAATAGGTTGATAACCAAATACACTTCTTGCTTCGTCTGTTGAAATAATTCCTTTACTGTGCAATTCAGTAATACGTTGTAATTGTAGTTCTGGGTCAATATCAATGAGACGTGATGAGTCGAACTCTAATTCATATCCAGAATCGATAAACTTGAATATCTTCGTCTCAAGCTCTGCAATCATCATTTTGAATATTGGGTCTAATGTACTTTGCAAATATTCTAGGTTAGCTTGTGTGATAGATGTGTTTACTGTTTCAATACCTAGCTTCGATACTGGTAAACCAAACGCTTTAGCAACTTGAGATGTACTGAACTTATAACTATTTAAGAAGTTCAATACTTCGGTAGGAATTTGCAACCTGCTGAATTCCATTGTGTCGTCGATAGCAACTAAGCCACTATTGTTTTTTAATTGGCTTTCTGAGAAATTCTTTTTCAAATCTCTTAATTGTTCAGCATTGATTTGCCCTTTTCTATAC